TCGAGACCACGGTCATCGAGAACGAGGACGAGGCCACAGGCGAGATCACTTGGCACCAAGAGGGCCGTTGCGATTGCTACGCGAAAGGCATTTTCGTGCCGAGGCAGTATCCAGATGAGAAAAAGGACGAGTACGCAGCGCGTGTGGCGCGTTACAAGGATAATTCCTACGAGGAGTTTCGGGTTGCGCTGTTCGACTACGAGGGAGCCTACGACAAGCGGTGGGCTGCAACGCTTGGGCTTGACGATCGGCTGATTGTTTATGTTCGGCCTGATACGGCGGAGGAGGGGATCGATATCTACGACAGCCTGATGCGTACAGGTGCTGTTGACCTGTTTATCTTGGACTCGCTTGCGGCGATGACACCGAGCAAAGAGGTTGAGGAATCGACCGAGAAATGGCAGCAGGGTTTGCAAGCGCGACTGCTGAACAAGTTCTGCCGCAAGACGCAGAGCAGCGTGAATTCGGTGGGGCGCGATTTCGGGCGGGTTCCTACGCAGTTGTGGATCAACCAGTTGCGGATGAAGATCGGCGTGATGTTCGGAAATCCAGAGACAATGCCGGGCGGAATGGGACAAGGATTTGTCTCCTCCTGCGAGGTCAAATTGTGGTCGAACGGCTACGAGATCGAAGAGGTCGAGAGCATCGGTGGCGACGACAAAGATTTGCAGGTTGCGAAGTCGGTGCGGGTCAATTTCAGCATCGAGAAGAACAAGACCGCTCCGCCCAAGGGCAAGGGTTCCTATTCAATGGTGCTTGAGAATGGTACGATTGATCAGGTCAACCTGTATGTGAGCCTTTGCGAGAGGTTCGGGGAGTTGGCGAAGGACGGCGTGAAGTGGAACCTTGGGATGCAGACCTTTTCGAGCAAGAAGGCTGCGATTGAGGCCATGCAGGAGCCGAAGGAATGGGCGCGGCTCACGGCCCTTCTTCGGGCTAAAATGCTCGCATGATTTGGGTTGCCGCAGCGATATCCGCGATTGTCGCTGTCGCGACCGTTTGGCGGCTTTTCTTGGAGAAGAAGGCGGTCTGGTGCTGCGGCGCGGCTCGCGAGAATCCTGCTCTGCTTGATCTTGAGGGCATTTCGGCGTTTGGCGATGTCATTGAATGTTGCAAGGCTTGCGGTTCGCGTCTTGTCTATCAGCGGGTTGGCCGCGATGTGACGAGGCTGCATTTTACCGCCGACGAGTGGAGGTTGCTGCGTGGGAAGGTTCCGACCGAGGGTTTTCGATCTGCATACAGAGTCGCCGCGAGAGCAAGAGGACTCCGTGGCAAAGCACCTGAACGGGAAGCGTCAGGCGGGGAGCGGGAGCAGCATCTACGCGAAGGGGGATGTGATCCAGAGGACGACTAATGCGCACGACCTTGACAAGTTTTTGGTTGAGTGCAAACAGACCGTTCATGCCTCGTTGTCGGTGAAGGGCGAGTGGCTCTCAAAGATTACGCGAGAGGCGATGGCGGCGGGCAAGGAACCTGCGCTTGCGATCGAGATCAAGGGCAACGACGACCCAACCACCGAGGCGCATTGGATTGCTATTCCGATGAGTGTTTTTCGCAGGATTTTGGAAGGCTGATGTGATAGATTCGCTTTATCATCGGCTGTTGTTCTACGGTTGGTTTCGTTGGTTGGTGCAAACAGTAACAGGAGAAAGCGTAATGTTGGCGATTACTTTGACAGATGGAGAGGCTATTGCGTTGGTTCGCAAGCGGTGCAAGGCGGTGTCTCGTCGGATGGGTTCATGCCCTTACGAGATTGGCACCAAGATCGTTGCGCGGGTCAATGCGGAGGGCGATCTTAGCCCGTATGCCGAGTTGACAGTGAAGACAATTCGGCCTATGACGGTGGGTCAGATGACAGCCGATCTCGCAAAGGGGGAGGGCTTCAGCGGCCTTGAGGGTTGGACGGCGAACCATGCCAAACTTTACGGCCCGCCAAATGCTGAAACGCAGATCTTTCGAATTGGTTTCGATGTTGAAAAGATGCTCACGGAAAAGTTGCAGGAGAGTGAATTAGATGCTCGGAAGCGTGCTGCGAACACAGTCAACCCCTAGAGTTAGATCGATCTCGTCAAAGTTGCGGGATTCGCTGAAGTTGGGCCTCGTAAGAGCCGACGAAAGCGGCCCCCCGAAGTCAGGCGACTGGTTTCGGGCTTCTGGCTTGCCGAAACTTTGCCCACGGATGTATGCCCTTGCGATGCGCGATGCGTTTTCGATCGGGATGACCGTTGACGCAGAGTTGGGTTGGGTCTTTGGCATCGGGACGGCGATTCACACCCAATTCCAAGAGGAGTTTCTGCGCGGCCTTCCGCAAGGGGTCTTTCAGGGTTGGTGGCGGGATCGCGAGAATGGTGCCGTCATCAAGGGCGATACGCTATCTCTTGGTCACAACGGGGATTTTCTTTCCCACGGATGGGCTCCCATGCCGCAGACGGGCGGCAGCGACCGTTACGAGTATGTCGAGTTGTCGTTTCGGAGCGCGGAGTACCGCTTCACGGGCCACTGCGACGGCATCTTGGTTTGGCCTGACGACGGGCCAGAAATCTTCGAATTGAAGACGATCAACGAGAACGGCTATACCTATGTCGATCCAGAGCATGGCGGCTCTCCGAAGGCGGAGCATATCTTGCAAGCACAGGCGTATATGTGGATGAGCGGAATTGACCGCGCCCGCATCGTCTATTTCTGCAAGAAATTCGGCAAGATTGACGATATGGTTTGCGAACATATCGTTCACCGAGACGACCGCATTATCGGCATGATTCAGACGATGCTCAAGGATACGATTCGCGCCCTTGATACGGGCGAGGTTCCAGACCGCCTTGTGGAGTGCAGGACGAAGTCGAGCGACCGCGCCAAATACTGCCCTGCGAAGGCTTCATGTTTCACGCCGAAAAAGCCTTTGTAGGTCTCGATCTTTCGCTTCGCTCGACGGGGCTTTGCGTCCTTTCGAGCGTTGGTGCGCCGCTGCGGGTTGCCTCGTTTGGCGCACCATTGGAGCGCGGGTCGACGCATAAGCAGAAGATTCAGCGTCTTTCTGCTTTGACGAAGCGCGTCTTGGACGAGATTGAGCCGTATGCCAAAGAGCCAAATGGCGTGAGCATAGCGATTGAGAATTATGCCTTTGGTGCGCGAGGGGCGCAGAACGATCTTGGCGAGTTGCATGGCTGCATCAAACTGCAGATCTACCATGTTTTCGGGATCGTTCCGCTCATCGTGACGGCATCATCTTGCCGCAAGATTGTGGTCGGAAAGGGCAACACCAAGAAGGAAGATGCCTTCAAATATGCGGTCTTGGCCTTGAATGATCTTGGCCATCTGGCTACCATAAACGGCGACGAGGCAGACGCATACCTAATTGCCGAGTGGAATCGGCGCACAACCTTGAAGGGAGAGAAGTAGAATGGCTGAAATTGTTGCAGTGAATGGCGAAGTTGCAAATGTGGAACACGCAGAGGTGCGGAAGCGCATCATTGACCTTCGTCGGCGCGTGGACGATTCCTACTGGGAGTTGTCGCAGAGCCTCTCCGAAGTTTATTCTGGTTCCTACTACATCGCTTGGGGTTTCCAGTCGTGGAAAGAGTATGTGGAGAGCGAACTTGAATTCGCGCCCCGCAAGGCTCAATACTTGGTCTCGATCCAAGACTGGTTTGGGCGCATGAAGCCTGAAGTGAAGGCTTGGGTGCAGGGTCTTGGTTGGACGAAGGCCAAGGAGTTGGTTGGCATCGTGACCGAGGAAAACGCTGCCGATTGGAAGGCGCGTTTGGACGGCCTTTCCTACCGCGAGATTCTTGAGCAGATTTCGCAGAAGGACGACTCCGAGCCGACTCCGATTACGGGCGATACCGAGAAGGTGCAGAACGAGAAGCCCGCGAAGAAGGCTTTCGCGCTGTTCCCTGAGCAGACATCGAATGTCGAGGCGGCAATCGAGAAGGCGAAGAAGTTGGCAAACACCGAGAAGGACGGCCACGCGCTCGACCTTATCTGCAGCGACTTCCTTGCCACGAATGCGGGAACGGACGATTTCGAGGGCGTGATTCGGCGGCTTGAGAAGTCGAGCGGCCTGTTCCTGATCGCCTACGACAAGGGCAACGACAAGATCGTCTACGGCGGCGAGATTCTTGACGAGATTGCAGGTTCAAGCGTCGAGGAGTAACCTCCTCTCCTTGATGCGGCCCCTCGTTGGTTCAGCAATGGCCCATCGAGGGGTTTCTCGTTTTTGGAGATGCTATGATGAGATGCAATTGGTGCGGTTTTTGCGGCGATCCTGTCAATGTTCATGGACATTTGCAGTGCGTCCGATGTAGGACTAACATGGCACCATGTTGCGATGGTTTTTGTGCAATCGATTGCGCGGAGGATGAAGATGTCAGAGAAGTCGACGCTTGCGGGAGAATTCGTTGAGATTGATATTGGCCTGTTGACGGATGCCGAGTGGAATCCAAACCGCATGAAGGACAAGGAGTTCAACCGTCTCGTCAAAGAGATTGAGGAAAACGGGATGATTGACCCGATTCAGGTTGTTCCGATTGCGGGCGGAAAGTACCGAATCATCGGAGGCCACCATCGTAAGATGGCGTGCAAATTGATCGGCTACAACAAGGTTCCCTGCGTTATCCTTTCCGATGTCAAATGGCAGGACGAGGAGCGGCAGAAGTTGGAGACGGTGCGCCTGAATGCGATCAAGGGCAGCATGAACGGGGAGAAGATGCTCGCCCTGTACCAAGAGGTCGCGTCGAAGCATGGTGCCGATTCTGTTGCCGACTTGATGGGTTTTACGGACGAGGATGCGTTTCGTAAGATTGTCGGTCAGGCGAAGAAGGCGATCCGCGACGCAGGCTTGCCGCCAGAGGCCGAGGCCGAGTTGGAGGACAAGGCCAAAAACGCAAAGAGCCTCGATAATCTTTCCGAGATTATCTATCAGATTCACCAGAAATACGGCTCAACGCTCAATCAGCACTTTATCTACTTCGATTTCGGCGGGAAGAAGAACCTTCATGTCGAAGTTGATTCGACCGCTTTCAAGGCGATTGAGAAGATGATGGCGCAGGTCAAACGCTCTGGCATTGATGCGGGAGATTTCTTTGGTGCGCTTGCTACGAATTGGCGGGCGGCGGTAGAAATCGAAGAAGCAGACGAGGACGAAAGTGGCGAAGCCCACTGATAAGCCAGATTTCCGCAAGGGGGAGAAGCCCAAGGTCGGTCAGCGGCACCGCAGGATCATGTCGATTGACGGCACGATTCGTCGTGAACTTGACGAGCGGATAAAGCATGGGTTTTCGCTCCCTGATATCGCCAAATGGTTGCAGGACGACAAGGGCGAATGCGGCGATTTGTCGCGGGATAGCCTCGTCACAACGCTCTACCGCTACCGCGAGGACATGAAGCCTATGGATGTGGCGCAGCGGCTTCTCCCTGCTGTGGTGCGCGACGCCAAAGATCAGATCGAAAAATCGCTCGATGAATTGGACGAGTTGCAGAAACTTTACCATCTGCAGCGGGAGCGGATCGAACTTGGTCACCAATTCGAGAAGACGACTCGCGTCTTGAATAAATACATGACGCAGGAAATCGCACAGGCGGCGATGATTTTGATGAAGCGTCATGAGATCAAGATGGATTTGGGCCAAGAGGTTGGCCGCGATTTAGGTGCTGTTGGTATCCGTCCAGAGTTGGGCGCGAATGTGATCGAGCGTTATGGCAGCGATATTGCGCATACGGCGAATGATCCGCTAAGTCGCGGAAAGGCACTCTCGGTTGCTAGGGCATTGGCTGCTCTTGATGGCGAGGTGTTCGACCTTTCACTTTTGGAAGACGATGATTCGTGACCACGATGGTCGGGCAAGATCTGTCCGAACCGAAGATGAGAATCGGCGTATTCTGAAGGAGCAGTTGGCAGAACTTACGCCAGAGCAGCGGAAGTTGGTCAAGGCGATGCTTTTGGGATCATCGTCTGGTGATAATTCGCTCATGGATTACATGAACGAGGGGCGTTGGCTGCGAAAGCCTGTCTCGGTTGAGCAGTTTTTGGACGACCCGTATTATATGGGTGTTTCGAGCCAGACGCTTTACCCGCAGATCCGCAAAGATATCGCGGAAATGTTTGAGACGACGGGTATCCGCGAGGTGGTGCTGACGGGCAGCATTGGTTACGGAAAGACGACCTTCATCTCGTTTGCGATCAGCCGCCTTCTGTACGAACTTTCCTGCTTGCGATCTCCGCAGTTGTCGTATGGCCTTTCGCCGGGCTCTGAGATCGTGGTTGCCCTTATGAGCAAGTCGCTGCACCTATCGCGGCAGGTCATGAAAACGGCGGTGGACGACAAGATCAAATTGTCTCCCTATTTTATGGAGCATTTCAAGCCCGACTTTCGGCGCGACAGCACGCTATTCCCCAACAGCATCAACCTTTCGATCGGCTCCTGCTTCTCCGAGCGTATTCTTGGTATGAATGTCCTTGGCGGGGCGATGGACGAAGCGAACTTCATGGTGTCCAAAGGACAGGTCATCAACGGGCAGGTTGGCAAGAAGGCCACGGTTGCGCAGTTTGACTTGGCCGAGAAGATGTACGCTTCTATCGTTCGTCGTATCAAATCGCGTTTCTTGAAAGCACCACAAGATTTGCCGGGCCTTATGATTCTTGCGTCATCGGCTGCGACGATTGACAGTTTCACGAACAGAAAGGTTCGGGATTCCCATTCAGACCCATCGATTTTCGTGCGCGACTATGCGGCATGGGATGTGAAGCCGAAGCAGAATTTCAACGGCGAGAAATTTTGGGTTTTGGTCGGGAACACTTCGCTTCGGAGCCGTGTTATCACGGATGAGGCGGAGGCAAAATCTCTGAATCTTGATTGGATCGAGGATCAATCGTGCCGCCTTATCGAGGTTCCGATTGAATACTACGACGATTTCGACCGCGATTTGGAGAACGCGATTCGAGATATTGCGGGCATCAGCACGCACGCGATTTCGGCCTTTATTCATCGCGTGAACAAGATCGATGATTGCGTGAATTCGGAGCAGCATCCTTTTTCGACCGACGAGTACGAATTTGGATCTGGTGCAGGGTTCTCTTGGCATCGCCTTTGCTATCAGCAGGAGCGTCGTTTGCCGGGCGGTTACAAGGAGATGCATTGGGTTCCACGGCGGAATCCAAGTGCCTTGCGCCATATCCACATCGACCCCTCGCTTTCTGGCGATAGTACGGGCCTAGCGATGGGCCACATCGAGGGTTGGGTTGAGGTTGTGCGGCGTGGTGCCGATGGCGAGGAATACAGCGATGTCGCGCCCAAGATCGTCATCGACTTGATGCTCCGAATCAATCCGCCTTCTGGCGAGCAGATTTTCCTGCCTGATATTCGTCGGCTTGTTTACGAATTGCAGGAGCATGGATTCGATTTGTCTGGTTTCTCTTGCGATAGTTACCAGAGCGCGGAGATGCTTCAGCAGATGAAGGCTCGCGGGATCAAATCGGATGTGGTGTCGGTTGACAGAACAATGGATGCCTACGATGCGTTGAAATCTGCAATTTACGAGGGCCGAATCGACTATTATCGGTACGAGCCTTTTCTTGCAGAGTTACGCGCCTTGGAGTATGATCGGGTGAAGGGCAAGGTTGACCACCCTGTTGCAGGCACCAAGGATGTTGCGGACGCTGTTGCGGGCGTTGTTCAGGGATTGATAAAGTCTTCAAAGGCGAATTCAATTCTAATGCCAGAGATTGACATGGGCTCTGGTGACGACGATACATGGGTGAGCGGTCGGATGGTCATGGTCAAAGATAGTTCTTCTGCTACAAACGCGATGACACCGCAGGGTCTCATTTTGCCTTTCTTGATGGGATAGAATGGGCATTGTTTCCAATATTTCAAGCCGAGTCCAGAAGTGGTTCGGCACCGACAAAGAGGCGGTCATCACTTCGCTCAAGAAGGGCGATGATGGTGCCGATATTGCAGGTGGAAACGGCGGCGGCCTGATGAGCGATTGGTCTGGTTACGACCAATTATCAGATTCTCTCCATATGGAAGAGACGCTGATGTATCGGTACGCCGACTACGAGGAGATGGACGATTACCCTGAAATCGGCTCCGCCCTTGATGTCTACGCCGACGATGCCACGGTGCAGGACGCGCAGCATAATGCGTGCATTTGGCCGTTATCTTCTGATGCTCTTGTGCGCGAGGTCTTGGGCGATCTTCTGAATCGTCGTTTGCGCGTCGAAGAGGATATTTACCAATTGACGCGTGGGCTTGCGAAGTATGGCAACGCCTATGCCGAAATTTTGGCGAACGAGAATGGCGTTGTTGGCCTGAATTACCTGCCCGCACCATCAATGCGTCGGGTTGAGGATTCCAAAGGCAACCTGCTTGGGTTCATCCAATCGATGGACGGTCGGCTCCTGCTTGAGGGGCGGCAGATTGCGGATGATATCAAGAACAAGAAGTTGCCAGATGGCGTGACCTTTTTTGAGCCTTACGAGGTGGTGCATTGGCGGCTTCAGGGCAAGCGGGTGCATACGACCTACGGGTACAGCATCCTTGATTCGGCGCGTTGGATTTTCCGCCGTCTTGTGATGGCCGAGGACAGCGCGTTGATCTACAAATTGACCCGCGCCCCTGCGCGTTATGCCTTCTATGTTGATACGGGCAACCTGCCTCCCGCGCAGCGCACCGCCTATGTCAATCAGGTGAAGCAAGCATACAAGAAGAAGAAGTTGTTCAACCCGTCGACGGGGAAGTTGGATTTTCGCATGAATCCGCTCGCGTCGGACGAGGACTTTTGGGTTCCTACGGCGAATGGCGTGGACAGCACACGCATCGAGGTGATCAGCGGCCCCGACTACCAGACCACGGACGACCTAGAATACTTTCGCGGAAAGTTGTTCTCGGCGTTGAAGGTGCCGCGACGGTATCTTGGGTTCGACGGTGGCGAGAGCCGAGCATCGTTGTCGCAGGAGGATATCCGCTTTGCACGAACGGTTCAGCGGTTGCAGCGCGAGGTTCGGAACGGGTACAAGAAAGTGTGCCGCATCCACTTGGCGGCGTTGAACATCGACCCTGATCAGATCGATTTTGATTTGCGGATGACCACTTCCTCGACGGTTTTCGAGTTGTCGCAGTTGGAATTGATGAATGCGAGGGCGGGTACGGCGCAGTCGCTTATGGAGTATATGCCCAAAGAGTGGATTTTGGAGCATATCTTTGAATTCAGCAAGGACGACGCGATCTTCATCCAGAAGGCGAAGCAGACCGAGATGCGCGATGATGCGGTTTTCAATGCGGACACCGAGGTCAAGGTGATGGAAAAGACGGGATCGGCGCAGTTAGATTTGCAGACGAAGGCGATGGAGGCGCAGACCGCTATGGGCGTGCCTGTTGAGGGTGAGGTTGAGACCGAGATGGATGTTCCCGAAGAGGAGCCCACCGAAGAATCTGTGGCGTACAAGAAAATGTATGCAAACATTGACAGGCGTATCGCTGCTCTGGCAAGGGACGCCGAGAAAATGCGGCGGGAACAGCGGGATCAAAATGATTCGGTTGTCTCCTTGCTTGAGGATGTTGCACCAATGATCAAGGATGTTCACAAAATTTTGCGTCGCTCGCGTGCTGCCACTGCGGGAACTTCGCAAAGTCGGAGAAGAATTCAATGATTCCGTTTATCAATGGTGAAAAGTTTACGCAGATCCGCGAAGGTTCCGTTGAAAACGGGATTTCCAATGCGAAGGGCGTGGTTGAATCCCACTTTGGAAAGAGCGTCGACATTCTTGCCACCCACAGCGACCACCTTTTCGTGGTGGTTGAGGGGGAGGATTGCATTCGTCGGATTGGCCTAAAGTTTGACGGGACTGGCGTTGGCGTGATTTCAAATCGCATCACGGAAGGCCTCGTCAGCGAGTCTAATCGGGATCGGTATGTTTCCAATCTTCTGCGCGAAGCGGTAGATCAGATTCTTGCGGGAGAGGAGTGCAATCGATTGCACGCTTTGGCCACGCTCGTTCGGCCAAATGGTCGGTATATCTTTACGGAGGAGTTCGATGCGGTCATGGAGACCGCGAAAGAGCCTCAGTATTGGGCGGCTCTTTACGAGACCAACCGCAAAGATATTCGGAAATCGGTTCATGGCACGCTTGGCGAGGACGACGCTTTGGTGCCAAAGACGCGCTATTCGACGCTGCCAGACAGAAAGTTGGGGGATTATTATTCGGAAATTCACGAATCCCTTGAAATTTTGTTTGGACTTGTTCAAGATGTTCTTGAAGATTTGGAATCGATGTCTCCTGAGCGGATCAACGCGAAAGGTTGGAACGCTAAAAAAATGTTAGACACGATGAAAAATGAGTGTCATACTATCGGCAATCATGGCCGCAAAGCCATTGAACTTGCTAGGAAAGACAACCTTCCTGAAATTGCCACGCTGCACGATAGGCTGGCCGAATCTGTCAAAACCATGCTAATTATGCGGCGTTTCGCAAAGATCAGCACCATTGAGGAGAGCAACCGATGAATGATAACCGTATTGTGAGAAGCCTTTCTGAAGATTTTTCCCAGATTGGGTTTGCGGGTTCCGCCCGCGACCTGAACCGCATGGCGAGTCAGCGTCTGGAGGAGTCTCTTTACAGTGTTCCCGCCGTGAATTCGGATTCGGAGCGGCTCGATCCGATTGACGGCCCCGTTGTCACGATGGAGTTGTTCAATCGCCTTGCCGATCTCGACTTCGATTCGCTTTCGGAGGACGATTGCGACGATCTTCTCAATGGTCTTGCCGACAAGGAGTTGCCTTCTGGTGACGCCGAACTTGCCGAGGCTGCTGAGGCGGTCGTAAAGGCTCTCGTTGAGGCTCGTATTGCTCGTCGTCGTGCCGCAGGTTCGCGCCGCATGATCCGAACCAAGCGCACCACTTCGACCGAGAAGATGAAGGCGAAGAAGTACCGTCGTTCGGCGGGCGGAAAAAAGGCTGTTCGCGTCAAGGCTCGCAAGCAGGCTGCAGGCAAACTTACGGCGAAGCAGAAGGCTTCTGCTCGCGTCACGGGCATTGGTCGCTCTGGCCTTGTTGCCGCTGCGAAGGGTCGTCTTGGTCGTGGCCCCCAGTCTATTGCGGCTGATGCGGTGTCCGATGGTCTTGCGGTGGAGTTGGAATCGATGCTTGGTGAGCAGGTTTCCAATCAGTTTGGCGAGTACGGCGAGACCGTTTCGCGCATTGCTCGTGTTCTTTCGCTGATCGAAGAGATTCTGGGCGAAGAGGTTGGCGATGTCCTTGAGTCGGCCTACGAGAAGATGGAGAATTCGCTCCTTACGGAGTCGGTGAATCCTTCGGCTGCGTTTGGCCCGACCATCAAGGTGATTTCGCGCTGCCTTGCCGAGATCGACCAGATGGGAAACGATTGATTGAGAGCAGGCGCAAACGCAGGACAGCCTATTCAAGCGGTCGCCGCGAGATGACGGGTTTGGATCAGGCTACGCCTTCGGTGCGTCTGGATGGAAAGAAGACAAGCAGGAAAGTTTCTACGAGACACAAGTTGCGTGCAGAACTCGGTATCGGTATTGACCGAACACCATTCAAATTCAAAGGTTGGAAGAAGTCATGAGCAAGCAATTACTGATTGATGCAAAACCGATCAAACTTTCGCTTCAAGAGAGCGAAGGCGGCAAGATGGTTGCGCGTGGCGAATTTGCTCGTTGCGATGTTCCAACGCAGAACGGTCGCACCTACCCGCGTGGCGTTTACGAGCGCGAGGTTCGCAAGTTGCAGGAGAGCGTGGTTTCGCGTCGCGCTTTCGGTGAACTTGACCACCCTGATGATGGCAAAACCAAGTTGAGCCGTGTCAGCCATGTCATCACCAAGTTGGAGATCGACAAGAATGGCGTGGTTATCGGTGAGGCAGAGATTCTGAATACGCCTAACGGTCAGACGCTGAAAGCGATTCTTGATGCAGGTGCCGAGGTTGGCGTTTCGAGCCGAGGCTTTGGCAGTACGAAGCAGTTGGCCGATGGTTCGCAGGTTGTTGGCGAAGATTTCACGCTTCGCTCGTTCGATTTCGTCGCTGATCCCGCCATGAAGTCTGCTTACCCACAGATCTTTGCGGAGGATGTCGAGGTTGAATTTAGCGAGGACAGCCTGTTGGATGAGTTCCCGCACCTTGCCGAGGATATTCGGCTTCGGGAGCGCGAGTCTGCTCGTCGTGACGCAGAGGCTGCTGTTGCCGATGTTGTCTCGAAGAGCGAGACGCGCATTCGGCAGGAGATGCGTGAGGCTTTCGAGCGTCGCCTTGCGGAATCGCTTTCGAATGTTCGTGAAAGCGTTGGCAGCACCATTCGTGAAGAGTTCGAATCCGATCCAGAGGTTGCAGGGGCGCGTGCCATCCTGACCAAGATCTCGGAGATGGTTAGCACTTTTGGCCGCACTTCCGATGACCTTGTTCTGCGCGATGCGTTGCGGGCGAAGGAGATTGAAATCTCTGCGGTTCGCGCATCGAAGGATTCCGAGATTTCGAGCATTCGTGAATCGCTTGAGAAGGCGAAGGAGTTTGCGCGGGTTGCGGGTTTGACCTTGGTGCTTGAGCAGAGCATTTCTGGTCGATCTAAGGCTGATCGAATTCGCAAATTGATTGGCGATGTTTCTGGCTACCGTGATTCGGCAGAACTTTCGGAACGGATTTCCGAGGTTATTGCGGAGTACGATGAGTTTGAGACCG